AACTAACAGGCACACCACCAATCAATGGCGGTAGCATCATCAAACCAATTCTAACTAAAGTTTCTGACGAAACTGCTATCGTAACAAACTATATCGGTACTGCAATCGGTGGTCGTGCAACTGTAAGTCTAGATCAGATTCAACCCGTCGGCACAATTATGCCATATGCTGGCGATCCTGATTTGCTTCCAAGTGGTTGGGGGATCTGTGACGGAACATTCTTGAGTACTACAGATTATCAAGAACTCTACGAACGCATCGGAACAAAATTCGGTGTCAAACAAACACTTGAATTTGTTACACTACCAACAGGCGCAACTGTTGGTGATAATGTGATTCAAGGAAGTGTGTCTGGTACAGTAGAAAGTATCAATGGCACAACAGTTGTAGTTACAGTAGATCATCTCGATACAGATGCAGATGGGAATAACTTCCCTAATGGCGATTTGTTTACCGATGGTAACATCACAATTGATGATGCATCAGACAATGCAACTGTTACAGTTTCTTCATTCGCAAAACCAGACCTGCAAACACGAACAATCATTGGTGTTTCAGCAGGAAGTTATGTACTTGGTGAATTGGGCGGTGCAGAAGAAATTACTCTTTCAGCAAGTCAACTGCCAACTACATTCCTGACTTCAAGTGGAGATAATGTAGGAATAACAACAGACAGTGCAAGTCCACTTGGTGGTGCATTGAATTCATCTGGTGGCAATGAACACCCAAACATGCCACCGTTCATGACTCTTTACTACATCATCAAACTCAACTCACTTGCACAAGCATCATATGTTGATGGTTTGGATTTGAATCTAACCCTGAACAAACTTGCTGATACTGAAGACACGGTATATGATGGCGGAGATATCATCATATATGACCGAGGCACAATCAATTGGAGACCGTATAACCTGTTTGAGGGTTATGAAGGTTGGACAGCAGATAGTGTCCGTGGTTTGTATTACCAGTTCCCAGGCAAACAAACATCACGATCATTGCAAGTAAATGAACACGACGGAAACGGTGGTATTAGTGGTCCTGCATTTATCGACGGAACAACAATTGACTCGAATCGTGGTTTCTTGACTGTTGGTAAAGCATACGAAAAAAATTGGACTATTGGTTATGAAGGATCGCCTGCTGGAGATTATGGATCATTCGGTGTCGGCGAAACAACAGTACTCAATGTTGTTGGTGATATTACACTGAATACAGGTTCATGGGGATCGTCTAAGATTCTAGGTCCTACATCGAGATTTGACCCATGGTGGGGAACCACACTCGATTACGCAGGTCATGCTCAGTGGATCTCCGATGGTAATGGTGCATACACATATGGTACAATCTTTGATAACTCTGTTCGTGGTGTTCCGCAACCACCAAATGTCTTTGATCTGTCCTATAATCAAGGTCGATTTGTTGGTGTTGATTATGTCCAACATCCAGAATATGGATGGAATGATCTTCCTACAGATGAATTAGAAGAAGGTTACCATGCAAGTATTCTTCTGTCATCCCGACAGGGTATTCATTTGTGTCTGGATCATGATTCATCTACTAAACCAGAACTTGGTGTCGGATACAATGGATCAAATTCCGATGCAATCTTTACCATCGGCGGTGGTGGCCTTGGATACGGCCCAAGAGGTGCAAACACCGGTGGTTATGATCGTCCGAACTCATATGGCGATCTCGAACATCTAGCAGAGTACACAGAAACAGTGAAGATCGTTTCTGACACAGGCCAAATGGGATTCCTATGTGGTCCTGAAATTCTTACGAACGCATCTTATGTTTCAAGTTATCCAACACGATCAGACTATCTTGGTAATGCAACTACACTACCATTGACAACAGGTATTGGAATCTCTGGTGGTATTCTACTACGCCGTGGTAACTATCCAATCGATGGTATCTTAGACGAAGCAGGAAGTATTCTTGGTGCACCCGCAGATGCAAATTCATATGAACAGCGACACTCTGTTCCATCTGTCTATGCGTTAAATCAAGTAATCAATGGTGGTTCTAATGTTACATACTGGAATGAACCAAATATTGCTGGCGATATTACAGATGCAACAGATAGAAACACAATCCGTGCTGGGTCTTTGAATGCAGATACTGTCACAAAAACTGGTCTAGAACCCGGATTATACAAAGTTGAGGTTGGTGGTAGATCAAATGATACCCCACAAACAAATGCTGGTGAATATTGGTTTACTTTTAATGGTGGTACAGATGTGGTAAATATCTTCCACCAAGGCGATGTTCAAGTCGCTGCTGGGGGTGGCGAGGCAACCGTGAGTGCGATTGTGAGGGTAAATAATACAGGAACTCTAACTGTATCTGTAAAAAGAAGTACCAGTGGTGTAGTTCAACTTATTGACTGGTGGAATGGATACAGAATAGGAAACTAATATGACAAATAAACAATCAACTAAATCAATCAAGTCTGATCCAGCAGCGGAAGCAAACTATTCTATGACTTGGATTGTTGATATCACAAACAATACATTGACAATCACTGGGACTTGGATTGACAATGTTACAGCATATATTCTCTCAACTACATAAGGATTTGATTTATGTCAAATAGTGCAATTAACATCTATGGAGCATATGTTGATAACTTCAAGAACAAGTTAATCAACGGCAACTTCGATATCTGGCAAAGAGGTCGGGCATTGTCTGGTGCAACATATTCTGAAAGTGCTACACTACCTGTTACTGAGAATATCTATCTTGCTGATCGTTGGTTCCGTGGTGCTACATCATCTACAACCCCTACATTTGGGTTTACTGCCGAGCAGGGTGTGTTTAATGATACTGATTTTGGAACAAACGGAATCAAAATCAAATCCAAACCAGAATACTATATGCAGTTTGCATCTTCATTTGATGCAGGCCATGCAAGTCAATCTGCGGGTCTTGGTCAGAGAATCGAGAATGCAAGAACGCTGTCCGGAAAGCAAGTGACATTGAGTTTCTGGGCAAAGGGATCTGTGTCTGGTGATATCACTGCACGAATCTCTCAGAACTTCGGTTCTGGTTCGGGTGTTAGCGACCAAGTTGATGTGTCTCAGAATCTAATTCGTCTTACCACTTCATGGTTGCGATACACACTCACGTTTGATCTTCCTAATGTTACTGGAATGACATTCAGTGCCAACAATGATGATTATGTGGAAGTATTCTTCCACACATACTGCGCCAGAGAATACTTAGGCCTCACAGGCACAATAAACTCCGGTGCTACAGTAGACTACAATGGTATTGTGTCATTGTCAGAGGTTCAATTAGAAGAAGGACCAGTTGGATCCTTCTTTGATCGAAGATTTGCAGGTACAGAATATGCAATGTGTCAGCGATACTTTGAGCATGGCATTGTAGACTACACAACTTCATCTGATGGAACTTCGAACTATGTTCGTGTCCCGTTTAGTGTTGTCAAGAAAGATTATGCACACAATTGGGATAGTGGCGCATATGTTCCTGTGAGTGGTACAACTCTTGGTGCTTCATTGTCTAACTTGAACTATGAAGATAACAACTACACTTTCCGACACAGCATTGCAGGACTTTCCGGTTCAGACGGGGTTGCCACAGCGGGTGATGAAAACTTAGACTTTAATAACTCAGGCATCACGCATGTTACTCCAGATGGTTTCTCATTGTGGTTTGATACAAACACAGGTTCTCCAGCAATCACACGATTGCGGGGTGTATGGGCTGTCGATGCAGAATTGTAATCATGAAATCATATTCGTTCAAACATACACCCGATGATGATATTATCATCAACGATAATCTATTCACACTCGATGAATTTAGATTGATTCTTCCAACCTATTCGTTACCTGAAAACGCATCTTCGAGAGTATATGTACGGGGTCACAAACATTATATCATCGTAGGCAAATCAAATCAAATCAAACTACCGAAAGAATCCCCCGAATGTGACTTTTATATAAGCAAGTTACATGAGTTGGAGATTCTTTTTCGTTCAACAAATGAGGATTTGAGACAGGCCATGATCCGTGAATTACAAAGAAAGGCACATTGACGCATATATAAGGTTGGAACTACTTTAGAGTAAAGGAATTAGTATGGCATCCCCAGCAACAAGACAACAATTAAAAGACTACATCCTAAGAACACTGGGTGCTCCGGTAGTTGAGATTAATGTCGATGATGCACAGTTGGAAGATCGTCTAGATGATGCATTACAATTCTTCGCTGAGTATCACTTTGACGGCGTAGAACGAAGATACTATCGTTACCAAATCACCGCTGACGATATGGCCAGAGCGGCCGCGGATCCACTGAACGGTGGATACATTCCACTTGATGGTGTCGATCCAAACATCATCAGCATTATTAGTCTGTATCAGTTTTCAGAGATGTCATCGAATCTTTTCGATGTTCGATATCAAATGGCATTGAATGACTTCTATGGCATTCGATCTGGTTCAGCAACTATGGCGCACTATGACATTACAAAACGCCATTTAAGTCTGATTCAGAATATGCTTGATCCAGAGAAGATGATTCGATTCTCCCGAGTGACAAACCGTTTATACATTGACATGAACTGGGAAGAAGATGTTTCAGCAGGATCATGGTTAGTTTTTGAGTGCTATGCTACTATCAATCCGGAAGATTTCAAAGAGATTTACAATGACAGATTGCTTAAGAAGTATGCAACCGCATTGGTCAAAAGGCAATGGGGTATGAATCTTTCGAAGTTTGAGAATATTCAACTCCCTGGTGGTATTGCTTTCAATGGTTCTCAGATTTACGAACAGGCAAACACAGAGGTTGAAAAGATCGAAGAAGAAATGCAATTGCGGTATGAACTTCCAATCGACTTCATGACAGGATGATTTTAGTATATTGTTAGGATAAATTACATGGCAAAGAATCCTTACTTCAAATATAGAGGGTCAGAACAATCATTGGTCAACGATCTTACGATCGAAGCGATCAAGATTCACGGACAAGACATGGTCTATATTCCACGAACATATGTGGATATTGACCAGTTGTTCGGTGAAGATGTTTTGTCTAAGTTTGAAGAAGGTAACTATATTGAAATGTACATTGATAGTTACGATGGTTTCGAAGGCGAAGGCGATTTCATTGCTAAATTCGGTTTAGAGATCAGAGATTCTATTACATTGGTCGTATCGAAACAAAGATTCGAACAAACAATGTCACACGATAGTAACATCACACGCCCAAGAGAAGGTGATCTTATCTACTTTCCGTTGAGCAAAAGTATCTTTGAAATCAAATTCGTAGAGCATGAAAACCCGTTCTATCAGGTGGGCAGTCTCTACACATACAAACTCTCTTGTGATCTATTCCGTTACAGTCATGAAGAAATCAATACTGACTTCTCTGATATTGATTCCGCAGAGGACGAACGCAAAGAGTATGCAGATGAATTTACACTTGGAAGTCAGATTTCTGCAACTGCCTCATTCTATGAGGGCGAAATCGTTTATCAAGTATCAGGACAAACCGGAGGTCTGTCGGCTGATGCAACTGCAACTGCTACAGTAATCGAATGGACACCTGCAACTAGTA